AAAGTAAGCCCTGATGCTGTATCTTTGGCACTATAGGCTAAAACATAGGCAATTGTGAGGCTAACTACATCTCCTGCCCCGATTGGGAATAGTGAGGACTCCTCATTGCGAAATATCTTCAGTAGTGGGTAGATATTCGTTCCTAGAGGCAACTTGTTGGTGTTGTCTACGGTATAACTCGAAATAGCTTTCTTACCCCCTAGAGCTGTATTAAACGTGATGTTAACTTCATTACGAATATATGCAGCTATAGTTTGGAGGTCTATGTCAAGAAACTTATAATTTGCAGGGTAGCTGGGGCGTTCAATAAACATTTATTACCAAAAGCTCACAGTATCAGGATTGCGATAGTTGTTAGAGTATGGGGTAACATAACGATTACGTCTTGTTTGCACACCATTTTCGATAAAATTACCATCATTAGTGCCTACAATTTCATTAAAGTCGTCAGCACAATAGAAACTAGGTTCGACATTTAGGTTCTTTTTAAAAATATCAGTGTCACTCGTACCATCCCCATTAAAATCGTAGCCAATATACTCTTTAAGTACTTCACCTGCTAAGACAATGTTTCTATTTTGTTGTTGAGAAGCATTTGGGTCGTTTTGAATTGCTTGAAGACCAGCGTTTGCACCTGCAACAAAGATTCCAGTACCAGCGAATAGGGATTGTAAACGGTCTAAGCCTCGTTGTAAAGTTATTTGACTGAATCCATCATTATTAGCTTCGCCATCGGTTTGACGAGGAAATTTGAAGTCAATGATTTTGGCAATAGAAATGTCTTCTGCAATCATCTTTAGATAATTAATTGTAGAAGGTTCAGTAAGCTTTAAAGGAAACTCATAAATCATTTGAAGATAGGTATCCATATCCCCTAATTCCACTTCATCTACAAGCATTTCAACAGTAGCTTCGTCAATCTCTTGAGTAGCAATACCAGTGATGCCTGATGTCTCTTGTTCAACTACTTCTAATCGACCTTTAAGCTTACGTGTTAGGGATTGAATGTTTGCGTATTTCATAATTTACCCGTAAAGTAATTTTCCAACATAAGGTAGATAGCCTTGACGAATAGCAGACTTACCTTCGCGGAATGTATCTAGTTTGGCACGATAGTTGGCTCGGTTGTTCGCACTTTCACGGATTTTGTTTTTGGCTTCTACTTCCTGTTGCCTGTGAATTGCTTCGTTAATTTGTTGGTCAGTCATTTCGGCTAGTTCATCGTCGGGAATGTCGTCGATGCTGTAGTATCGTTGGCGACCAGTTAAATTTAGGAACTCGGCTACTCGCTGGCGCTCGTTGGCAGAAAAAAGAAGTGAGGGCTTGTCTGAGCTGAAGTTAGCTAGGTTAGTGTTCATAAATGCGAATGTCATGTTCTTGCCCATACCTGCTGAGATTACACCTTTGCGGCGCTTTACTACTGGTGCTGTGAAACCGCCACTTTTTTTGTTGGTTGCGCCCATACGAGCTTGGGGCAAACGTTCACCGAACATCGGTTTCATTGCCCCTTGTTTCATTTTTTGCCCTGTGAGTGGATTAGTTAGCTGATTTTGGAACATTTGTGGTTTCTGCGGTGTAGCCGAAAGTCTTGAGTCCTTCATAGACTAGACCATGAGTGGGGTCGGGCAGTTCAAAGTCGATAACGGCGATGTCTTCCCATTTCTTGCTCTTGAGTGGAGCAATCTTGTCTAGTTGACTGTATGAAACTATTTTAGCATCTTTACGAGCTTCAGTGATTTTTTGGGTTGCTACTTTGCCGACGAACTTGAGAGCTTCGATTTCGGAAGGTTCACAAGAGTTGATTTTCAGCTTTTTGACACTGACTACAACAGGTACGTTTTGAAAAGAGACATCGTTGCTTTGCACAAAGTTAATGTCGGGTGCTGCGGTTGTGGGTTGGATAACAGAGAAATCCTCTGCATTCACTAGGATTGCTGTGGACTTAGTTCGGGCTTCTGTGATATCGATTTCCGTTTCACTGTAGATGCCTTCATGGACTACGAATCCCTCATAATTTATATATGCGGGAAAAATACGATATTGCTTTGGCGGTGTCTTGAAAGTCATGTTGGTATAAGTGTAGATGTATTTATGATAGCAGAGATTGTTCGGCTGATAATCTAGCGGCGTATGCAAGCTCTGGAGTATCGAACGTACCCAACCAGTGTACTTTTTTATTTATAGTGATTTTAGCAACATATTTTCCAGCTCTATTTACAACGCCTTTAGGAAGTTTCTTTTGGTCGCGTTTTATAGAATCTAAAATATCTTTTGCCGAGTCATCTCCTTCGTAGTAATATTTTTCAGCAATAAGACGATATTTTACAGCTTCTTCGTAGCTATCAAAAGTCCCTATATAAATACGCTTTTTAATTTTTACCTCAAACCTGCCATTTTTTGTTTTTGTAATACCTTTACCACTTTTAAGATGAACTTCACAAAGAGCTTTTATAGTTGCTTTGGAATGGGTTTTACCATAGAAAGGATTATTTTCTCCAGATACTCTAGCAGATTTTTTAGCTTTTTTCTCAACCTCATCTGCATATATAGTTCCAAAAGCTTTGGTGCTTTTTGTCAAGTTATATGACAAACTCCAATCTTCTATATTATCAAGATATTTCTGTTCTATATCTAGTAATTCAGACTGATGTAGATTATCAGTAACTTCCAAAATTTCACATTTGAAGTTTGCTTCTCCGTGAACTGTAAAAGCTCTTTGCAAATAAATATTAGAGTGTTTATTATTCCTAAGCTTAGAAAAATGATTTGCTAATCTATTTTTTAGATTTACGCTGCTACCTATGTAAAATTTACCATTTACTATATTGGTAATTTTATAGATACCTTGAGTCTTAGTCATTAATTTTTTACTGGTTACTCTGGAAAGTTTAAAAAGTGGCAGGGTTCCAGAAACCTTTTCGAGTTGCAATCTCTATCCACATTCATATAATAACAAAAATCCTTCTCTAAACAATATGTCTAAAGAAGGATTTAATTTCTAAGTAGTTAGCTTAAAATTAAGACAAGATAATTTGAGAGCGGCTCGAATCATAAGTTTGGAAGTCAGCCAAAGAAACGCTGTTATTGATATTAACATTCTTGGCAACTTTTCTGGCAAGACCAGTTTTTGCAATGGTTGGGGCAGCTATGAGTTGCATCGAAACTGACTCGCTGATATCTAAAATTGGGGTCTTCTGCCATGTGCGCTGAAAAATCCCACTACGCTGATTGTTCTCAATAGTTCCACCCAAGATACGATTGTACTGACCTTGACGGCTCAAGAACACAACAGTACCTTCGTCTAACAAGCGAGTAGGAGCCGACTGACCATTTGCGTCTGAAAGCTCTACTTGTCCATCTTCTAGAACAAACTTAGGCAAGAAACGACGACTCATTACTTCGTTGATTTGGTCAATCGAAGGAGTACCAGTGATAACATTACCAAGAACGTTAGCAGCAACTACAGCTTCCTTCACAGACTTACAACGAGCGATGTTCAGGAGCAAGCGCTCAGAAATTGCAATTTCGTCAGCAGGGAAACCATTGGTGTACTTGTACTGAGTGTGCATATCTGCAAGGTCTTGCAGAGGGTCTGCTGTCTCATGTTGAGTCCAGTCTCTCTTCAGAGAATCAGCAGTCTCAGTCCCGTTAAAATCAGTTTGATAGATTGGGAAGGGGAAGTGGTTGGCGCGGATGCCGATTGCTTTTGTCCAGTCAAGGTCTGCTTTCAAACCTGTACGTTGGTCAGTGTACTGCATCTTACCAGTCTGCAATGTCTGCCAAGCCAAATAGTCAATCAAGTTGATATGACCGCGAACAAGAGAGGCGAGAGTACCAAAGATATTCTTGGCAAGTTCGTTATCTTGACCCAACTGTACCTTACCTTCCGAAACTTGAATATTCTGAATGGTAATGCCACGAATCTTAGCAAGTTCAGAAACTTCAGCCATACGCCATTGAGTGTCTTCATCCCAGTGATAAGCAATCGCAGCTTTGTAGTTACGAGCTTGAATTTTGGAGAAGTCGCCTTTTTTGGCTTCAGGGTAGTCCTGACCAGTTGCAACAAGAGATGCAATGGGGTCAACGGTTGTCGAGATGTAAGCAAGCCAGTCACGACCAGTCTTCTCGATTAGAGGAACGTAAGTATTGAGAACCTTGGAGCGTTCCTTCAACTGACGGAGAGTGTTGTTTACAACGAGGTCGGCAGCTTTAGCAGCGCGTCCTTCTTTTAAGAAATTTTCAATATATGCCATTTTTTGTATGTTCTCCGTTATTTGTTGAAGTATGGTTTAATGTGCAAGTGCAGACCAAACAAACGCTTCAGTTGACGGTCAATGTAGGGCAAGTTATTTTGGTAAATACCTGCAATCTCAGAGATTACGGCAAAGTGACGGACAGGCTCACCAGTTAGGTCTACAGGGTCAGGATACAAACCAAGAACTTCTTCAACGTTAATACCAACAATAGAGTTGATAGGCAGAGCTTGAGCAGCGTTAGCAGCCAAAGTCACCGAACGAACACCAGTGGTAGCATTTTCAGCACCGATTGCGAGAATCGTACCCAGAGGAGTGAGGTTATCGCCTAAGTAACCAGCTTCAGTAGTTTCGACAACAACTTGACCAGCAGCACCAGAGGTAGTGAAGTACACATCATAGCTATCATTAGCGTAGATAGTAGCTACAGCAGTGGAACCAACTTGAGCGAAGGTAATACCAGCAGCCAACAGAGCAGCAGCGTTAGCGGTCGCAAAATCAGCAGCAGCGCCAGCACCAGTCTGAGTAGCACCTACAGTCGCAGAGTAAGTCACACCGCCAATCTTGGCAGTAATAACATCACCAGTTGCAAAAGTACCAACAAACTTGATTCGAGCGAAACAATGCTTTGCGTACAGTACATCACCAACCTTGAATTGAGAACAAGGAGTCTTCAATGAGATGGTGGGAGAGTTAGTAGCGGTCGCAGCGTTTAAGCGAGTGCGAGGGAGAAAACGGGCAACTCTTTCGCCAGAAGTGCCAGTAGTAGCGATAAATGAACCTTCAGGAGCCACTGCCTTACCTTCTGCATTGAGAAGAATATCAGCGCTCTTAATTTCAACACCATCAATTGCAACTTTCTTAGCTGCGGCGTTGAAGATAATAGCTCTACCGTTGCGGGTAATTGTTTGAGTTGTTAAATACATTGTGTTTTTTGCTCCTTATAGTCCGAAATCCAGACCCATAGCAATCAAGTCGCCCTTAGCAGCTTCTTCAAGGCTAGATGAGAAATTAGCAGTTGCAACTTCTTCAGCGCTAACAGAGAAGTCAGTGAACTGGGTAACATTAGCAACATTACGAAGCAAGCTGTAAGCAAACTCCGACATATTGAGTTGTTCTTGCAAGTCACGCGCACCGTTAGTTTGAGCAATGCCAGTAAATTGAGCTACTCGTTGGCGAGGGTCAGAGAAGTTACCGATAAGAGCTTCTTTCATTGCAGGAGTGATAATACCGTCAACAACGTCTTGGCTAATACGAGCGTTCAAGTCAGTTAAGGCTTGAGAAAGGTTAGCTTGGAACTGAGCCTGAGCAAAATTAGCATGGAGAGCTTCATTTTCTGCACGTACTCGTTGAATTTCATCGGCAACTGCACGATTAAAGTTAGCTTGAATTGCGGGGTTGTAAGCAGCCGCATAGTCTGCGCCTTGTTGTGCCATTTCTGGGTCTACGCCTCCTTCAGCGTCTTCATTTTCATATTGTGCTTCTAGAGCTTCGCGGTCAGCTTCTTCAACTCCGCTTGCAACTTCGATAATAGTTTGAATATCTTCGTCGTTAGCGTCAGGGAAAGCTCCAATCATTGCTTCGAGAATGTCAGCATCATCGACGATATTTTCACCGCTAATGTAACCAGTTACGTCTTCTTCACTCAAACCAGTGGCTTGAACGAGAGCTTGTACACCAGCATCAATGTCGCCTTCATATTGGGCTTCAATTAAGTCTAGAAGTAATTCGCCAAAAGCATTGGTAGGATTGAGTTCGGTCGCTCCTTCCATACCAGCGCCCTGAGCGCCTAAATCTTGTTCTTCATCCATTTTTTATTATTTTTGTTTTTAGGATTAAAACAATAATGCCACACTAATTTCTCAGCATGGCATTATTTATGGCTTTTTCCCGTAATGGACTATTATATATCGGTACTTCTCGGAACGTCAGTGGAAGATGGCATACCCTTAGCTGCTCTAGCTTTATTACGAGCATTCCACTTCTGGCTTGTTTGATACTTATCAATACCGTATCCAGCAGCAGACCCAATTCCACGACCTACACCAGCACCTAGTCCAGTCATACCTAGCACTTTACCAGCGCGACCAACTAGCCCAGTGCTTCTCCGTTGCTCTTCAGTCTCATTGATGCCAGAACCTTCAAGAGCGCCTAGACCAGCACCAACAGCAGTGCCTACATTAGCAGCATTGATTGCAGGAGAATTACTTGCAAAACGTTTTGCAGTGCCAGCAGCAGCTTTTTGAGCGCCACTGACTAAACCCGCAGGGATTATGCTGAAGGATGCAGACTTGCGAATTGACTTGTTATAACGTGCTTCATCTTCTTGCTTCTTTTGTGCCAGTTTAGCAGCAAGCAATCCACCGCCAGCCAGTGCAGTACCACCAACACCGATAGCAGTAAGTTTAGCCGCTTTATCGGAATCAAGTACTTTAGCAGCCCCTTGTAAAGCATCGTAAGTACCAGCAGCAGCAGCTTTAGCACCGCCATCTAGTCTGGAACCAATAATAGGGATGCCACCTAAAAACCTGTCACCAGCAGGAATTTTGGTAGCAGCTTTACGAACTGCTTTAGCTGCGGGTTGTGTAATAAGTTTACCTGCCGATGTCAAAGCGCTGTTGATTTGGTCGCCAATACCGAACTCAGCTTGTTGTTGACGCTTGAGGAAGTTTGCAGATTTGCGAATGTTTTTATTAAAGTACTTGCCAGTAGGTTTGCCCGATTCAATCATTGCGCCAATTTCTTTTACGCCCATACTTGCTGGTACTTTAGGTTCTCTCAATTTCTTTTTCTGCATCTTGCCTCGCAAGGTAGCTTCTAGACTGACAACTCCAGTGTTGTTCTGAGGAATGTAGGTGCTTCCGTATTGGATTAGGCGCTGAATTGTAGCTGGGTCTTGAAAATTTGCTGATTTACGAATCATTTGGTTAAATCCTAATAAACTTTTTCTTTGTCGAACTCCTTCTTCAGCTTTTGCTTTAGCCCAATCTAAAAGAGAGGGTTTAGCTGTACCAGAAGCTTGCTGTTGTAGCTCTTCATTCATTCTAGCTTCCCGTTGTTCTAAAGTCGGACTAATGACTTTTTGAACTTCTTGTTTAACTGATTGAATTTCGTCTCCTACAGCTTTACCTGCATCTTTTGCAACCTTGACAGCTTTACGAATACCTCTAGGGTTTGCAGCTTCATGTGCTTCAACAACAGCTCTTCGACTATCTAACTCTTGTTCAGCTTTAAGTTTTCCACCGTATCGATTAACTGCATATCCAGTACCTGCTCCAAGTCCAGCGCCTACAGCAGTGCTTGTCAGAACTTTACCTAATCGGTTGCCAACATTAGTAGCCTTTTTTTCTGAATCTGACTCAAATATTCCAGCACCTTGCAGCAGTCCAAGTCCACCCCCAACCCCAGCACCAATTTTCACTGCGTTAGGCACGGCAGAAAGAAGTGGGGAGGCGAAGTTGGCTGATTTTCGTGGCAGTTTTTTAGTCATAATTATCCTTGATATCTATTGCGTCCAGACTCTCTCAAAATCTTAGTTGCATGGTAAAGTTTAGAATTGTCTTTCTGACCTGTTAAAGACTGAGGAATAGCTGAGGGTGCTTGGTAATCATTGTAACTACCTATAGACTGAGGCGAGTAACCTACTTCTTCACCTGTTATAGATTGAGGGATGCCTACAGGAGATTGATAATCGCCGTTCCATTGAGGGGGAAGTGGCACTCTTGATTCAATCTTATCTCTCAAATAGCCTCCTTGTTGACTAAGATACTTACCAGCTTTGGCTCCGTATGCCTTACCTTGTTCGCGAAGATTGCGGATGTTCTCGTTGCCATCAATATACTGCTGACCTTGTTGACGTAAATCCCCAAGATACTTACCAGCTTGACCACCATAACCTTCAGCTTGTTGACGTAAACCTTCAAAATCAATGTCAGGAGTTTCGCCCCTCAAAGCCTTGTAAGCAAGCAAACCACCACCAGCTAAGCCAGCAAGACCTGCTCCAGCACCAAGACGTTGCTTGACCGAGGAGCCTCTAATTGCATCGAGAACTCCAAACTCAGCTACAGCTTTGTTATATGCGCGTTTGAATTGAATATAAGTAGAATTATGTTTACGTGTGAATTTTGTCATGTTTTTGTTGTTTTTGTTAAAGTGAGAACCTAGTAAATAAGATGCAGCACCTGCCGAAGCAAGCCCACCTCCTACAATACCCAAGCCTGTTAAAGCGGCATTTCTAGTATTTTCCCGATTCAAATTATCCAAGTCACCATAGTACCGATTTTCGGTCTTTTCTTGTTCGCTGCTGGATAATCTTTTATATTTTTTTGAAGGCTCTATTCTGTTTTTGAATCGGTCTACTTTATTGAGGGCATTGTCATATTCTGTGTCTTTATTAGGTTGTAAAGAGGCTACAAGATTACCTCCAGCCAATCCGCCTAATACTCCAGAACCAATTATATTTTTATATTCAATGTATTTAGTTAGTTCTTCTGGAGATAAGTCTTGAACGTTATCAGTTAAAGAAAAGAAATTAGCAAAATGTTGTTTGTCGCCACTGAAATCGTTGTTAAGACCGTAACCTAATCCTATAGCACCTCCAACTGCCCCAGCACCCAAAGTACCTACACCAATACCCTTAGCCTTGTTAAGCCATCTACTGACCTCTGCATCCGATTCTTTATTGCGCGTAGAATCACCAATAATTCTATCCCTCTGAACTTTAAGCTTTTGTAACTCTCTTATTTTCTGTTTCTCTGGTAGGTTGCTTTCTAGCAGTGTGCGAGATTGCTGGTCGTAGTCTACACTTGCGTCAGACTCTCTACCTAGAGAACGAGCTTTACTTCGGTAGTAAGCATCTTCTCCCCACTTGTTACCGATATATTTACCAATAACTCCACCACCAAGAGCTAATCCTGCCCCTGCGCCAACTCCACCTAATGCGTAATCTTCAAAATCCATAGCGTTATTGATACTTATTAGTTAATTATACATCATTAGCCTGTTTTTGTTTTCTACGCTCGTCATAAGCTTTCTTGAGCCTGTAACCACCATGAGCTAGACCGACAGCATTAGCGGTCGCAACTGTCTCGCCTAAACGACTTTTACCTACGTTTGGTAGTGCAGAAGGAATAGGATGTGCAGCTTGTCTTTCTATTTCTAAGCTGCGACCATGAAAGAACCCATCATCTCTACCCATTTGCTCCTCTAAAGCAGCACGACGTAAAAACGGTTTAGATAAGTCGTCCACAAATTTATATTTGCCATCTGGCTCCACCTTATAAAGCTCACTATCTAAAGCTGCCAACCTACCACCGTCCATTGCAGCGTTAAGAGTAGAGTAGAAATTTTTCTGAGGTAATCCGAATTTATATTTGTAAGTAACAGGCTCATCGTATTCTCTTGTAATTACTAAGGAGGGGTTGACAACACCCTTTTTAGATAAACTTTCATAATTTTGCCTGATGCTCTTGTCACTAATTAAATCTTGAAAACTAGGGTATCTTGGAATGTTAGATACATCTACATCCTTACCACTGACTCCAGCAGCGTTTGCCGATAGTATTGTTGGGTGAGTGTGAGCCATTTGTAGATTCTCAAGACCACCTAAGTTGTTGGGGTAGCCTTTTACCCAAGGAACTATTCTATCAAGTGGAATTGACGTTGAAACAGCTTCTTTACTCGGAAGATTAATTGCATCTTTGAAAGTACGATTACCTAGTGTGTTTATGTAGTTCGCAGAAGTATAGCCGACCTCGGAATTTGGATACTTACTGACTAAACCTCGCAAACTATTCTCTGCATGGTCTTTTAGGTTCGGGTATTCATCTACAGATTTACCTGTAAGATTTTCTAGATAGTCGTCCCAAGTACCCCCAAAATTTACAAAATGTCTCATGATTACAAAGCACCCCAATTTACATTCTTTAATCCTGTTCGCAACACAGACTTAACATCACCATTCAAAGCCGCATCAATAATCCGATTACGAGAACGGTCATCGATTACATCACCTTTAGCTTGGGCAATTAGTGCGCGGCGGAGTTGTTTGTCTTTAATCGCGTCAAGTGCAGCAAGTTTTTGTGCCTCAAATACTTCCTCTTGTTGGTCAGCAGCTTTTTTCCTATTGTAGATACCGTAAAGTGTACCTCCAATAGCTAAGCTTGGGGTAATTAGTGGGTCAAAGAAGTTCGCAGTCTTAGATTTGTCACTGTATTGGACAAATGGAAGTGTTTCAGCTACATACCCTGCCCTACCTATAGTACCACCGACAAGACCTCCAGCTACACTAGCACCTAAATACTTACCAGTTCTACCTAGATTCTGGTAATACTTATCTCTTAAACTGCCCTGCTGAAGTTTTTTCTCCTCTGGGGTTAGACTGTTAAATCTTTGCAACTCATCTGCAAATTCTTGGTTTTGTCTGGTGAAGTCCTCTCTGGAAACGCCTGTCAATTTTCGTGCGACACCACTGCCAATTAGAGCGCCTCCAATACCTGAACCCACAAATCCAGCACCATATAGCAACTGAGCATCTTCAGGAGACATAAACTCAGCAGCCTTGCCTTTACTTCTAGAATACCGAGTACTCTTGCCTTTTCTTTTCTGCACTTCGGCTTGCTGTGCAGGAGTTAGCCTATCAAGAGGGTTATCAGTAATACCTTGCAACAAAGGATTACCAGTAATGTTAGCAGCTTCGCGAATCAAGTTGTCTGCGTGGTATTGAGGACTGTCAAAGTAATTTGCTGCAAAATCTTGAGCATTTTTATCTTTAAGGCTATTTACTTTATAAGCATCGAGCGCTCTTTGTTTGTTAAGTTTGGACAACAGACCATAGCCAGCAACTAAAGTTCCGCCAACAGCAGCCAGTGGAAGTGCTTTTTCTTTCTTGATGAAAAACGGACTACGGACTCCAATTTTAGGTAACGCAAAATTTGCTGGGGTTACAAGAGGGGCAGCACTAAAGAAATTGTAAGGAACTCTAGGCTGAGTAGGTTGTTGGGCTTGTGCTGCTTGTCTTTGTTCCATAAGTAAATTTCTTTTTGCTATGATTTCTGCTACTTTATCGCGATGGGCTTGAGCTTGAGCTTGTTTTTCTTGCTCAGCTTCCTTATTTTTGTTGTTCTGATATATGGCAGCTCCTGCGGCAATGGGAGCTAAAGTTAGCCCACCAAGAGTACCGTAAATAGCACTTTCACCAAATCCCCTATCAATTAACTTATTAGCAACATGGTTGACTGCGGGGGTAACTAAAGGAATACCTCCACCACCTGAAAACTTATCTCGAAGTCTTTGGGTTTCTGCGTCTGCTACACCTTGCTTGATACCTACTTTTTGTTGGACTTTATTAGCGACAATCTCTTCAGGTGTAGGTTGAGAAACAGGAGTAGGAGGGTCTAGCTCACGTAATCGCTTATTATAGACAGCTTTACCTTCAGCCTGTAGTTCCTTTTGTTTGAGAAATTTTTCCGCATCAGTCATTGCAGGAGTTACTGGATTGGCAGTAGCTTGTAATCTTCTTTTCTGCCGCATTCCAGCATTGTAAATGAGGGCAGACTTTCCGCCTCTAGGGTTTTGTCTGATAGCAAATTCACTTAGCATTTAGCTGCACTTCCTCGCACATACTTCTTGTTCGTGCCTTTCGATAAGTTGAATTGAGCCAACTTATTGTTGCCACGCTTATAGGTGGTTTGTTGCTGTAGCTGTGGAATTGTCATACCACTTTCAGCTCCTCCTTGTAGTTGTGCCTGAGTTTGTGCTGCTTGGTCTTGAGGAGTCATTGCACCAGCTTGTGCTTGTTGATTCATCTGCTGCATCAACTGAGTTAGACCGAGTAGTTCGATAATTTTGACGCTGAACCCATTCAACTGAGAGTAAATCAGTTGCAACAAAACTTCAGGACTATCGATATTAATCGCATCGTTATCATAGGCATTCTTTAGTAGAAGCCACAGTTTCTGGCAAATTTCGTTGTATTCGTCTTGAAGGTCGTCAATCGCTTGGTCATTAGCATCAAGCTCGTCCCAAGTCACCGCGTTGCCACTATCGGGAATACCTGAGAAATTAGCGGTCATTGCTTTGCTCACTTTCTTATGAAATAAGCCCATGTTAGGGATAGCAGGAATAGGTACAAGAGACAATTCCATAATTCGGTGTTCGTTAGGGTCGAGGTTAAGCCCCATAGATACTGATTTGACACCCGACTTAAGTGCTTCGACTCCTTTGGCTGCTGCAACTTTGACCCCTGATAAAAACATTCCAAGCTTTCCTACAAGGTGCTTGCTATTTGGATTAGGCAAATCTGCCTCGGTAATAACTTTAGTAAAAGCTCTTCCATTAATGCTTCCAATGGTATTTGGAATATCTTTTTTGTGGTCAGCGCAAACAGGTACAACTGTGCCGCTATCGATGGCTCGGTTAGTATGCTCGACAATTGTATTTAGGCGCTCAGCACTAAATTCATGTTCGATATCAGTGCTATCGGTAAACTTGCCCTCTGTAGCTACAAGGGCGGTATACTCTTCCTTGAGTGGACTGCCAGACACCAACACCTGCCCCAACTCGAAGTTGGCTGATGCTGGAGCTTTAAAATATGCGATGTTGGTCTTTTTCATGAAACGTTAAATTGTATATTGACTATAATATCATTGTATGCTAAATGCCAAAAGCTGCCTTGGCTCGGACTAGGTAAGCCCATCGGTCGGACTCTCCGTTTGTTCCGCCATTGATAGTACGCATGATTCTGTCAAAGTTATCTTGGTCAGCAAGAGCATTCAAATTTC